ATGGCACAATCAAAAGTCGGGGGAGTTTACGACGACAGGCGCAAGGTGAAGTTCCTGAAAAATCTCGCCACCAGTTCGCATGTGTCGGCCTCGGCGGCGGCCGCTGGGGTGGCGGTTTCGACCGTATATAATTGGCGCGAGCGGGATCCGGAGTTTCTCCACGCCTGGATGCGGGCGCTCGCCGCCGGCTACGAACTGCTCGAAATGGATCTGCTCGACCGCGCACGCAACGGTGTCGAGAAACCCGTATTCCATGACGGGGAGCAGGTCGCGACGGTCACGCAATATAATGACGGCATCGGCCTCAAATTACTGCTGGCGCACAAGCAGATGGTCGCGCTGACCCGTGCGATGGAGGATGATATCAACCCCGAGCAGATGCGGATCGATCTCGACCGCAAACTCGGGGACATGCGGATGAAGCTGCTCCGCCGCCGTGCGCTGGCCGAAGGAGAGGGAAAGCAGCCGACGTCCGACAATGATGAATGATGTTTCCGAGGCGGAGCTTTTTGCCCAATGGACGGCGCGTGAGCGTCACGCGTTTTTCTCCACGCTGAACCCCTGGCAGCAGCAGGAGTTTCTGTACCGCTGGAATTTTTGGGCGCGGCCCGGGCAAAGACCGCCTGCCGGTGACTGGTCGATCTGGCTGATCATGGCCGGGCGCGGCTTTGGCAAGACCCGGGCCGGGGCGGAATGGGTGCGCAGCATTGCCGAAGGCGATGGCAGCGCCCGCTTTGCGCTGGTCGGGGCCAATTATGCCGAAACCCGTTCGGTGATGGTGGAGGGCGAAAGCGGATTGTTGTCGATCGCGCCGCCGAAGCTGCGGCCGGTCTGGGAACCGTCGCTGAAGCGGCTGGCATGGGAAAATGGCGCGCAGGCGCATCTCTATTCGGCTGCCGAGCCGGAGGGTCTGCGCGGACCCCAGCACAGCCACGGCTGGTGTGATGAAATTGCCAAATGGATGAACAATGCCGGGCAGGCCGAGGCCGCCTGGGACAATCTGAAAATGGGTCTGCGCCTGGGCTTCCGGCCACAGCTGGTCGCGACGACCACGCCGCGGCCCGTGCCGCTGGTGCGGGCGCTGGTGAGTGGAGATATTGCGGTCAGTACGGGCCGGACACTGGATAATGACCTGCATCTGCCGGTTGCGTTTCTAACCGCGATGACTGCGGATTATGGCGGGACCCGGTTGGGGCGGCAGGAGCTGGATGGCGAATTGATCGAAGATGTCGAAGGCGCACTGTGGACGAGAGCGATGATCGAGGAGTGCCGGCTTTCATCGGGGCCTGAATTAGCTCGGATTGTGATCGGCGTCGATCCGCCTGCATCGGCAAACGGCGACGCTTGCGGGATCATCGTCGCCGGACTGGGTGCGGATGGCGAAGGCTATATTCTGGCTGATTGCAGCGTGGAAAAGGCAAGCCCGGAAACTTGGGCGCGGGCGGTGGCGCGGGCCGCCGACTGTTGGAAAGCGGATCGGGTTATCGCCGAAGCCAATCAGGGCGGGGCGATGGTGAAATCGGTGCTGCACGCGGCGAAGATCACTCTGCCGGTGAAACTGGTCCACGCCTCGCGCGGCAAGGTTGCGCGGGCGGAGCCGGTTGCGGCGTTGTACGAGAATGCGCGCGTCCATCATGTGGGCGCGTTCCCGCAGCTCGAAGACGAGATGTGCGGGCTGCTGGTCGCCGGTGGTTATGAAGGGCCGGGCCGATCACCGGACCGGGCGGATGCTCTGGTCTGGGCTTTGACCGAGTTGATGCTGGGGAAACAGCGGGAGCCGCGGGTGCGGTGATGTTTTCCTGCGGAGGCAGGGGGCCATCTAGCGAAGTTTCGGCATTCGCAATGGCTTGCGCCAAGATTTAACTTTAGCGCTCATCTGTTTCTAAGCGCATTTGAGACCATTCAGGAGATGGGCCCCTGCCTGCGCAGGGGCACTGGAGAAAATATATGACATTCTGGGAAAATATCGCGCTCGCCTTCAAGGGCGGGGGTGGACCATCGCGGCCGTCTTTGGGGCGGTCCTATATCGGCACTTATGGTGGCGCGGCTCTTTCGGGGGACGCGCCATTTTCTTATGAGGGGCGCGTGCGCGAGGCCTATGTCGAGAATGCCATTGCCCAGCGGGCGGTGCGCATTGTCGCGGAGGGCGTTGGTGGTGCGCCGCTGCTGCCGACAGAGGACAAGATTGCGGACCTGTTCCACGGCAGCGGCGCGAGCCAGACCCTGCTGGAGACGATCGCGGCGCATCTGCTGCTGCACGGCAATGCCTATGTGCAGGTGATCCGCGGGGACGAGGATCAGCCCGCCGAACTTTATGTGTTGCGCCCGGACCGGATCACGGTTGAGCCGGATGCCAAGGGCTGGCCGGCGGCTTATGCCTATCGCGCTGGCGAACACCGGACGCGCTTTGCCGCGCAGGATGCGATGGGCCGTCAGGCGATCATCCATCTCAAGGGCTTTCACCCGACCGATGATCATTATGGTCTCGGTTGTCTGGGGGCTGCGGCGAAAGCGGTGGCGGTGCATAATGCGGCGGCGAAGTGGAACAAGGCGATATTGGACAATGCGGCGCGGCCGTCGGGGGCGCTGGTCTATGATCCTGGTGCCGACGGATCGGCGCTGACCGGCGAACAGTTTGACCGGCTGAAGGCCGAGATGGATGCGAGCTTTGCCGGGGCGGGCAATGCCGGTCGGCCGATGCTGCTCGAGGGCGGTCTGAAATGGCAGTCGATGAGCATGACCCCGGCGGATATGGACTTTGTCGCGCTGAAAGAGGCGGCGGCGCGGGAGATCGCACTGGCCTTTGGCGTGCCGCCGATGCTGCTCGGACTGCCCGGCGACAATAGCTACGCCAATTATCGCGAAGCCAACCGGGCGCTCTGGCGGCTGACGATCTTGCCGCTGGCGGGAAAAATATTGGACGGCCTGTCAGGTGCGCTGGCTGCGTGGTGGCCGGACGCAAAGCTGGCCGTGGATCGCGACCAGATCCCGGCCTTGTCAGAGGATCGGGAGCGGCTGTGGAAGCAGGTGTGCGACGCGGATTTCCTGACGCCGGAAGAGAAACGGGCGATGCTGGGGGTGTGAGGGGTTTTTATTTAACCTCAAGCGCCGGGCGGGCGCATCCGCCCGCTTGGCTATCCTCGCATAAGCTCGGACGCGCGGTCGCGCTTGCCTCCGCTTCGCGTCGGTTCGGTGTTCGCTCGCAGGGATAATTTCTAGCTGGGACGCGGGCCGGTATAATTTTCGGTGTGGCTGCATTCGCGTATATCATAATGCCAGCTGCCGCCGCTGTCCGAGCAATCATCTATTCTGAAGAAATCTGTGGAATCCAGATAGAAATACAATCCGATAAGTCCGGCTAAAAACAAAATGGACAAGTTGAGAAGCAGTCTCTTCATTTTAGGTTGATCCTACGAACCAAGGTACAAATCAAATGAATAACGACGAAATGCTCGCCCGCCTGATGGCGCAGGCGGAAGGCGATGGCGCTGATCTGGTGACCTTGCGCGCGATTGTCGAGGAGGCGACGGACAGCGGCGCGGTGCGGGTGCTCGACCGGTTGGGCTTGGCCGATCCCACGGCGCAGGATGATATTGACGAGCTACGCGAGCTGCTCCGCGCCTGGCGCGACGCCAAGGCGAGCGCGTGGAAAGCGGCGATCCGTTGGATAATTCGCGGGACGCTGGCGCTATTGCTGGTCGGCATCGCGATGCGGTTGGGGCTGGGGCATCTGGTGTTGTGATGGTGGTGCAGACCCCCGTTCGTGCTGCGCTTGTCGAAGCACCTCTTGCCGCACAGCGCCCTTCGACAGGCTCAGGGCGAACGGATTGTCCTTCAGTGGTTCCCGGTATCCTCCGCTTTGCCGGCTATGCCGCGATCTTCAACCGGCTCGACAAGGGCGGGGATATCATTCGGCCGGGTGCCTTTGGTGATTTGGACGAGGCCAAAACCCTGCCTTTGCTATGGCAACATGATCCGCGCCAGCAGATTGGCCGGATCGACCATGTACGCGAAGACCGGCGTGGATTGCGGGTTATTGGCTTGATATCGACCGCAACGCGGGCGGGGCGGGATGCGGCGGCCGGTCTGGCGAGCGGCGCGGTAAAGGGCCTGAGTTTCGGCTATCGCGTCAACCGTTGCTCCGGCCAGAAGCCGCGCGAGCTGATCGACCTGGATGTCGCAGAAATATCGCTGGTCACCTATCCGATGCAGCAATGGGCGCGTATCCACCATTGGGATGGACTGGCCGATTTCGCTTGATACCGGCCTGACTAAGAGTATTAAATAAGCAATACACTTGGGAGACATTAATGAAAAATCTTGCAGCCTTTCTGCTCGCGCTCTGTTTCGCGGCTCAGCCCGCGCTTGCGGAGGACAAAGCCAATGACGTCCGTGAGCCCGTGCGGGTATTGATATTGGGCGCCTATCATTTTGCCAATCCGGGCGCTGATCTGAACAACGCCGAGGCCGATGATGTGCTGACGCCCCGGCGGCAAAAAGAACTGGCCGCTCTCGCGGAGACGCTGAAAACATTCGCGCCCACGGCTGTCGCGGTCGAAGCCGTTGCCAAGCCGCCTTATGCAGACACCGGCTTTGCCAATTTCAAACCGGAAGACCTGACGAAGACACGCAATGAAACGGTGCAAATCGGATATCGGGTTGCCCATGTCGCTGATGTCGACCGGGTCTATGCGATTGATGAACGGTCGTCGGAGGGGGAGCCTGACTATTTTCCTTATGACCGCGTCCATCAGCAGGCGGAGGAAACGGGAGATGCCAAGCGTCTCGCAACAATGTCGGACTATGGCGTGCTGATTGCGGAATTTGAAGAGCAGCAAAAGAGCCAGTCAATTCCCGAGCTGTTGAAATTCTGGAACAGTGGCCGCTTTCCGGATGAATTTTACTGGAATGTGATGACCATCGGTGAAGGCGAGAAGCAAACCGGCGCGGAACTCGCAGCCTATTGGTTCATGCGCAATGCCAAGATTTTCAACAAGCTGGTGCAGGTGACCGAGCCGGGTGACCGCGTGATCGTGGTCTACGGCAGCGGTCATGGCGCATGGCTCCGCGAGATTGTCGAGAGAACGCCAGGCTATGTTCTGGAACCGGCCATGCCCTATTTGCACAAGGCCACGGACGCCTTGTCCGAATAGAGCAGGACATTTTGACAACCCCGAGCCGCCCCTCACCGGGCGGCTTTTTTATTGCCCAGAAGAAAGGAAAACCATGACAGATTCCCCCAAGTTCGAAACCAAGGCCGATCCGCTTGAAGCGTCTTTTGACGCGGTGCTGATGGCTGAAGATGTCGCCAGCCAGAGTGACCAGATCAAGTCGCTGCGCACCGATGTCGACGGTCTCAAAAGCCAGATGACCGATATTTCCAAGGCCTCGGCGCGACCGGCGCTGGATGGCGCGAAGGGGATGCCGTCGTCGGCTGCCGCGCAGAATTTCGTGACCAGATATCTCCGGCGCGGGGACCAGAGCGGCCTCGAGATGAAAAGCTTCTCCGGTGCATCCGGTCCCGAAGGCGGCTTTGCCGTGCCGCAGGAAATTGACGGGCTGATCGGCGCGACGCTCAAGGATATTTCGCCGATCCGGTCAATCGCGACGGTCGTACAGACCGGTACGGCGGGCTATCGCAAACTGGTGACGACCGGTGGCACGCCCTCCGGCTGGGTCAGTGAAACGGCGGGTCGTCCGGAAACGGATACGCCGGACTTTAACGAGATCGCACCACCCACGGGAGAGCTTTATGCCAATCCGGCGGCGTCGCAGGCGATGCTCGATGATGCGGCCTTTGACGTCGAATCCTGGCTCGCCGACGAAATTGCCCGCGAATTTGCGCAAGCCGAAGGCGCGGCCCTTGTCGGCGGGTCGGGGGTCAATCAACCGCGCGGTTTTCTCAACGCGGCGGTGACCGACGAGAGCGATGATGTCCGCGCTTTTGGATCGTTGCAATATGTGCCATCGGGCGCGTCGGGCAGTTTCGACAGCGAAGATGTGCTGGTCGATCTGGTCCACACGCTGCGGCCCGCCTATCGGCAGGGCGCGTCTTTCGTGATGAACAGCAGCACGCTCGCGCATATTCGCAAGTTCAAAACCGCCGACGGCGCGTTTTTGTGGCAGCCTTCGCTGGCCAATGGGCAGCCCGCGACCCTGCTCGGTTATCCGGTGGTCGAGGCGGAGGACATGCCGGATATCGCGGCGGATAGCCTGTCGATTGCCTTTGGCAATTTCCGCGCCGGCTATCTGATCGCCGAACGCAGCGCGACCAGCATTTTGCGCGATCCGTTCACCAACAAGCCCTTTGTGCATTTCTACGCGACCAAGCGGGTTGGTGGGCAGATCATGAATTCAGAAGCAATCAAGCTGATGCAGTTCAGCGCGTCTTGAATCTACCTGATTGAAGCCCTTGCTGCGCTTCGGCGCAGCGCGCCCGTGCCGGTTGCTCCCCCTCTCGATCCGGCACGGGTATATATTTTAAACCCAAGTGAAAGGATGCCGCGACCGTGAGCTTCCCCATTGCAGACTGGCCGGAATTGCCGGCAGCGCTGATCGCAGAGGTCAGGGATTTTGTCCGGATCGATCATCAGGCCGATGAATCCGCGATCGACGCATTTTTGCGCAGCGCAGCGTCCTTGTGCGAGGATTTTACCGGTCAGATGCTGGTCGCCCGATCGGTGACCGACAAGTTGCCGGCGCAGCAGGCCTGGCAAAAACTAAAACGATTGCCGGTGCAGTCGATAACGACTGTCGAGCAAGTCGCGGCAGACGGTATGACGTCGGTGCTGCCGGCCGCAGATTATGCCGTCGACATCGACAGCGACGGTGTCGGCTGGATCAGGCTGCAGCAGAGCAATGGCGGTTCCCGGATCCGGGTGATCTATAGCGCCGGTCTGGCGACGGATTGGGACGAACTGCCTGCGGCGTTGCGCCAGGGCATCGTCCGCATGGCGGGCTATTTCTACGCCAATCGTGACGGGGTTGATGCCGGCGGTCCGCCGAGCGCGGTGACCGCTTTGTGGCGACCCTTTCGGAGAATGAGGATAGCATGATGGGACAGGAATTTTCCGGAATCTTGCGCGAACGGATTTCGATCGAACGGCAGAGTCTCGGGCGCGATGCGCTGGGCTCCGCCGAACCGCAATATCTTACCGTAGGCGTCTTCTGGGCCGCCGCCGAAACCTTGCATGGCGCAACGGCCAGCGAAGCGGAGAGCCGCTCGGCGATGCCGCGCTGGCGGTTCACCCTACGCGAAACCCAAGTGATCAAGCCGGGCGACCGGCTGGTCTGGGGGGACCGGATAATGACTATTTCCAGCGTGATTCTGGAGCACCGGCTGATCCCGAAAACCATATTGCAGGCGGAAGAGACAAGATGATGGATAAATTGCAGAAGCGCGGGGAGGCGATTGCCGAACAGCGGCTGGCTCGCGCCAAATCCGAGATCAAATCTGTGCTTGTGGAAGAGTTGCCTGCCGATGTGCGGGTTACTGAAACTGGTGAAGGAGTCCGGGTGGAAGCCCGGCGGCTGAAACAGCGGCTGATCGGGAATAGCAGCTTGCGCGATGTCGCCTTTCTGATGCGGGCCGTGCGATGAGCAGCGCGCTAGAGGCGCTGCAACAGCAGCTGGTGGCGCAGTTGATGGCGCATCCGTCGTTGAGCGGCCTGGTCAGCGGCATATTCGACGGTCCGCCTCCGCGTGTGGCTTTCCCTTATATCGCATTGGCGACGGGAGCCTCGCTCGACTGGAGCCACAAGGGCGGGACCGGACGCGAATTGAGCCTTGCGCTGACCGTTCACGACGACGGCGAGACGGCGGCGCGTCTGCACCGCGTGATGGCTCTGGTCGAGGAGGCGCTGGAGCCGGGGCTGGACGATCCGGCTGGCTGGCAGATCGTCACTTTCGATTTCCGCCGCACGCGTGTTCTGCGCAGCGCGGTTAGCCCGTGGAGCGGGCTGATCGAATATCGCGCAAGGGTTTTGAGGGAATAGTGCCCCTGCGAAGGCAGGGGGTGATCTTATTTTACCTCAAGCGCCGGGCTGGGGCATCCGCCCGCTTGGCTTTCGCGCCACAAGGCGCGGCGGCCGGTCGGCCTTGCCTCGGCTGCGCCTCGGTTAGAAGCCAACCAAGATTGGGAGTGCCAAACCGACTCGAAGCGGAGGCAAGCGCGACCGCGCGCCGGGCGCAAGCCCACCCCGTCGGAGGCGTTCGCGCAGCGAACTGCCGCGAGACAAAAGAAACACAACATAAAGGAACCGGAACATGGCAGCAGAAAAAGGCAGCGCCTTTCTCCTGAAAATTGGCGATGGCGAGAACCCTGTCGGATATACGACGATCGCGGGTCTGCGCACCACGCAGATGTCGATCAACGGCGAACCGGTGGCGATCACCAGCAAGGATAGCGGTGGCTGGCGGCAATTGCTCTCGGGTGCAGGGATACGCTCGGTTTCGGTGTCCGGGGCCGGGGTGTTCACTGGATCGGACGCGGAGATGCGGATCAAGAATCATGCGCTGGGCGGCATCATCGACGCCTATGAACTCAGCTTCGAGGGCGGCGAACGGATGCAGGGCGATTTTCTCGTCGCCCGGCTGGACTATAGCGGCGATTACAACGGTGAGCGCAGTTACACGCTGAGCCTCGAGAGCTCCGGAGCAGTCGCCAGTGTCTGACCGATTAGCCAACGTCATGCGCGGCGAGGCGGCAATCGTGATCGATGGTATACACCTGATCCTGCGGCCCAGTTTTGCGGGGCTGGTGGCGGCAGAGGAAGAACTGGGTTCGCTGTTCGATCTTGTCGAACGGGCAGCGGGCGGGCGGCTGTTGTTGTCGGAAATCGCCACTCTGTTTTGGCATGTCGCAAGTGATCGTCCCGAGCAGTTGACACGCAATCGGCTGGGTGAGGGGATAGTGAAGCTTGGCCTTGCGGAAGTGACGCCGGCGCTCAAGATTTTGCTGAAGCAGATATTGGCGGGCCGTGCTGCTTGACGCGTGCCCCGGCGCAGGCCGGGGGCCATCTCCAGTCATCGCCTCGGCACCATCGGGAGATGGACTCCCGCCTGCGCGGGAGTACGGTCCGTTCGCGGTCTCGGCGTGCCAACTATCCGGCACTGTCTCCGCGGTCCTCGGCTGGACACCCGAACAATTTTGGCAGGCAACACCCGCCGAACTGGCGGCGATATTTGTGGCCTTCACCGGCAGTGATTCCGGTCCCGGCGGCCTTGCCCCGCTCGGCACCCAACAACTCGAAACATTGAAAGAGGCTTTCCCCGATGGATGAAGAAATCGAACGGCTGGTGGTCAGCGTGCGCGCCGATACCGCCGGCTTTGCCAAGGATGTGGCCGATATGAAGGGGCAACTTGACGGTCCCTTCGCATCGGGTCTGGAACGCGCAGGGTCGGTGCTGGAGTCTACGCTCAGCCGCGCCATTCGGCGGGGTTCGCTGGAATTTGAAGATCTGCGCCGGGTCGCGCTGTCGGTGATGAACGACATTGCCGGCGCCGCGATCAACAGCGGCTTGCAAAGCCTGTTTGGGGGCGGTTCGGGCGGGGCCGGTGGCGGCTTGGCCAATATCGGAACATCCTTGCTCAGTGCATTTCTGGGCGCGCCCGGAAGGGCGACCGGCGGTCCGGTCAGCGGCGGTCGCGCCTATATGGTCGGTGAACGCGGACCCGAACTGTTCGTCCCGACCGCAGCAGGGCGGATTGAGCCACCGGTAGCGGTCGGCGCGGCGCCCAATGTCCGTCTGACCATCAATATATCCGACAATGGCCAGGGCAGCGCGCCGGACCAGATGCGCCGGTCGAGCCGGCAGGTGGCGCGGGCGGTGCGCAATGCGCTGAGCGCGAAGGCGGGCTGATCATGGGCTTCTGGCTGGCAGAAAAAAGAACGGGACAGCGGAGCAGCTTCATCCAGCGCTTCGATCCGCGCTTCTGGACGATCAATTTCCCGCGCCCGATGATGGCGTCGGTGGTGACTACGGCAGCCGATGCGCTGCGCGTGGATGCGGTTTTCTACAATAGCGACGATCTTGCCGGGCTGATCTGGGAGAGCGAAGACACGCTCGACCATCCGCTGCTCGCTTATGAAACGGAGCGTGATTATTCGCGGCTCAAATGGGAATTTCACTGGCGGTCGTCCGGGATCATGCCGCTCGACGCGATCGACGGACCGACACTGACGATTGAGGGGCGCAATGCGGCGGGCGATCCGAAATCCTGGTATGTGCGGCTGTGGAACTATGCCAGCGGCACACCGACGGATGCGCAGATTTCGATAGAATTTTCTCAAGTCGAAGGCGGCTTTCTGTTGCCGGGTGAGGCTGAACCGGTCTTTCCGGAGGATATCGACCGGTTGTTTATCTCGATCATTCCGCCGGAATATGACCAACTGGGTATGCGCTACGCCACGCCGAAGATCGGCTGGGTCGAAATGAGCGCGATCCGGACCGATGGTCAGGGCGCGGTGCTTGAAATCGGCGACATCTTGGTGCCGGAGAACGGCCTGTCGATGGCCACCGCCTACGACGACAGTTTCAACCAGACGCCGGAGCGCTTGCTGCGGATGACGCGAGCCCTGGGCTATCGCGGGTCGATCAATCACTATCTGGGCATGAGCCATTATTTCCGGCTGGAGACGGTCGGCGAGGGGCTCTATGCCAGTCTGTCCGCGCCGCAAGCGGGTGAAGAATTTGCCGCGATCAACCAGCCGGCGGCCGCGTGGCACCGCGACTTGATATCCCGTGCAGAAGCTATGGGTTACTCGGTGATCCTCTCGCTGTCCTACGAGTTGTTCGACGCGCATTGCTGGAGCAACTGGAAACAGCGGGCGGAGAATGGGGATCCGGCGCTGACCGGCTGGGAGCCGCCCTCGACATTGCTCTCGCCCGCCAATGGTGACGCGATGAGTTATCTGCAGGCCGTGGCGCGGGCTTTCACCGCAATCGTCCGCGAAGCGGGCGCGGCGATCCGTTTCCAGGTGGGAGAACCCTGGTGGTGGATCATGCCGGACAAGCGTATTTGTCTCTATGACGACGCCGCTAACGCAGCTTTCGGACCGGTTTCGGTCAGCATTGCATCGATAGACGGGCCGCAAACTCCGCAACAGGAAGCGATGCTCGATCAGGCCGGAGAGATATTGGCGCAGTCGACGGCAGCGTTGCTTGATGCGGTGAAGCAGGAAGCGGGTGCGAGGCCGGTAGAAACTCTCTTGCTCGCCTATTTGCCGACAATTCTGGACGAGCAGGCTCCCGGGGCCAAGCGGGCAAATCTGCCGGTTGGCTGGGCCAATCCTGCTTTCGACATATTGCAGCTGGAGGATTATGACTGGGTGATCGCCGGCAATCGGTCGGCCACGGCATCCGGGATTGCACTGGCGACCCAGAGGCTGGGCTATCCGATGGATCAGCAGCAATATTTTACCGGCTTCGTTTTGCAACCGGCGGACCGGTTCATCTGGAGCCATATGGTCGATGCCATCGCCGATGCGCGCGCGAGGGGCACGGCGGAGATTTTCGTCTGGGCGCTGCCGCAAGTGGCGCGGGACGGCTTTACCTATTTTCAGGAAGAGGAGGAGGATGTGAACGCCTTCGACGACGTGCAATTTCCGCTTGCCATTGGCCAGGGGGCCAGCGTGTCGCCCGGATTTTCAACCAATATCGTGACGACCATTTCCGGTCACGAGACACGCAACAGCGACTGGGCCGATGCGCGACTGGAATTTGACGTCGGACCGGGCGTCAGGAGCGAGGAAGAGTTGCGGACATTGATCGCCTTCTTCCGCGCGCGACGGGGTGCAGCCAAGGCCTTTCGCTTCCGTGATCCTTATGACCATAGTTCGCGAGACATGGTCGGTGAGCCAACGCCGACCGATCAGTTTCTCGGTAAGGGCGATGGACAGAGAACCGGGTTCAAGCTGGTGAAAAATTACGGTGTTCCAGCCGACGAGCCGCAGCAAAGATGGATCACACGGCCCGACCCGGAAACACTGCAGATAGCAGTCAACGGCCAGATTGCTGGAGGCTGGTCGCTGGGGCAGGCGGGAACGGTCGACTTTGATAGCCCGCCCGCCGAAGATAGCTATATCACCGCCGGCTTTATGTTCGACGTGCCGGTTCGGTTCGAAAAGGACCAGCTGACCGTGAGCCATGTGACGTTCCTGGCCGGCGATATTCCCGAGGTGCTGCTCGTTGAAGTCCGAGAGCCGTCATGAGTCTGGACTGGCTGGACCGGGAGGTCACGACTAGCGCCTATCTCTGGCGGCTGGAGCGTTCGGACGGCGTGGCCCTCGGCTTCACTTCCCATGACCGCGATCTTGTGGTCGATGCGTTTCACTATCGCGCGGCGCCGGGCATGGTGCCTTCATCAATCGCGTTGTCTGACAGTCTGGAAATCGACAATGTCGAAATCGCAGGGGTGATGACAAGCGCAGCCATTGCCGAAAAAGATCTCGATGCCGGGCGTTGGGATGGCGCGTTGCTGTATATTTCACTGGTTGACTGGGATCAGCCGGATGCTGAACCTTTGCCACTGATATGCGGCGAATTTGGTGAAATTGTGAGAACAGGTGATAATTTTACCGTCGAAATGCTGGGTGCCACATCCTTTTTCGATGAACCAATTGCGCCGCTGACATCGCCCACTTGCCGGGCCGAATTTTGTGACCGTCAATGCAAGCTCAGCCTGCACCGTCATCAGCGGGAAGGCCGGATTATCACGATCAGCAACGATGGAATCGCGATCGATATGCTGGATGGCACCGCAGCCCATTTTGCATTCGGTTCTCTGCGCTTTCTCGATGGTCCGAATTGTGGACTGAGCTATGCGATTATCGACGGGGAAGCGGCTGTTGTCAGGCTGGCCGACTTGCCCGACCAAGCCGTTGCGCCGGGCGCAAGAGTGTTGCTTACCGAGGGCTGCAACAAGAATTTCGCAACCTGCCGGGATCGCTTTGGCAACCATATTAATTTCCGCGGCGAACCCTATTTGCCGGGCAATGATCTGCTCACCAGATATCCCGGCGCATGATATCCCCCAGAGAAGGATCACGAAAAATGGCGGACAAGGCTATGTCCCTCTGTGGCGCGCGCTTTTGCCTGCATGGTCGCGATGAAGAGACCGGGCTGGACTGTATCGGCCTTGCCCGGCAATGCCTGCTGGCTGGCGATTTCGAGTGCGACGCGCCCAACGGCTACTCTCTCCGGGGCGGATCCGAGCAGTCGATCAGCGAATTTATGGCAGATACCGGATTTTTGCGCTTCCCGCCGGAATCCGATCTGAGCGAAGGCGATATCGTTCTTGTTCGGCCCAGTCCGGTCCAGTGGCATTTTCTGATCCGGGCTCAGGATGGCTTTGTTCACGCCCACGCCGGACTGGGTAAGGTCGTATTCTGCCCCGGTGAAGCGCCATGGCCGATCGTCTCGATTTTCAGACTGGCGGAGGATTGAATGGCAACATTGGTATTGAGCGCCGTGGGCACCGTATTCGGTGGGCCCGTTGGAGGTGCTATCGGGGCCATAATTGGCCAGCAAATCGACCAGAATATCCTGTTCAAGCCGAAGGGACGGGAAGGACCGCGGCTGCAGGAGCTGGCCGTCCAGACATCGAGCTATGGATCTCAGGTGCCCCGGATATTTGGCAAGATGCGGGTGGCCGGGACGGTGATCTGGGCGACCGATCTGAAGGAGACCCGAAGCCGCGAAGGCGGCGGCAAGGGACGTCCTAGTGCGACAATCTACAGCTATTCGGCCTGTTTCGCCGTTGCTTTGTCCAGTCGCAGGATCAGAACCATTGGCCGGATATGGGCGGACGGGAAAATCTTTCGGGGCGTCGCCGGAGATTTCAAAACCGGAACCCAATTTGTCTTTCATCCCGGTGGCGAGGACCAGCCGGTCGATGGTCTGATGGCCAGCGCGGAAGGCAATGGCGGGACGCCCGCCTATCGCGGCCTGGCGCTGGCGGTTTTCGAAGACATGGACCTGACCGAATATGGCAATCGGATCCCGTCGCTCACTTTTGAAGTGATTGCCGACGACGGCTCGGTAGCGATCGCTGAAATCATTGCAGATCTTTCGGGTCAGCGCATAGCGATGCCATCGTCTGATATGCTCATAGGTTTCGCAGCCGGTGGTGAAGATCGGCAAGCGGCCCTGGGGGCTCTCACCGATTCTATACCGCTGTCATTCTCCTCTGACCCGAGCGCCATCGATAAAATGGGAACTTTGACGCGCAACACTACAGACGCGGATTCCGTCCTGACAATTGGTGGTGATTTTGTCCGAGCGGCCGGGAAGCAGGAAATTGCGCCACCCGCAAAGCGCAACGCGGCAATTGCCACTGCACCCCGACAATTGTCTGTCCGCTATTATGATCCGGCGCGCGACTATCAGTCCGGCATCCAGTCGGCGTTCCGCCCGGGTGCTGGCAGGACGTCGCTTGCGCAAGATTTTCCGGCGACGATATCTGCGGATCAGGCCAAGAAAATCGCCGCAACCAACCTGTGGTCGGAATATGACGAACGCTCGACTTTACATGTTTCGCTGCCGTTGAACAGTCATCCCTACCGGCCAGCCACGCTGGTCGAAATTGTTGGTTATGACGGTCTTTGGCGCATTCGTGAATGCGAGATTATCCCGGGGTTGGTACAGCTTTCGCTGACGCGGGCGAGCCCGGACAAGGCTCTGGTTTATGTCGAATCGGAGCAGGGCAGAAACATAGCGGACCCCGATGTCCGCGCCGGTTTGACTCGCCTGGTGCTTGTGGATTTACCCTTTGCCGTCGATGCGCCGAGCACCGTGTCGGGCTCCGCCAGACTTTATGCCGCTGCGGCCGGTGATGCAGGATGGAGAAACGCGCAGCTTTTTGCATCCGGAGCGGATGGTGCACCGGGTGCATATATCGGACAGATACCCGCGCCGACAGGCATCGGCACCACAGCAGGACCGCTCGATTCCGCCAATCCGGCTTTGATCGATCGGGTCAGTCAAATCGAAGTGGCTTTGCAGAACCCGGCAATGCATTTGGTCCATGCAGACGATGCCCAATTGCTGGCCGGGAGCAATATTGCCATGATCGGCAAGGAAATCATCCAGTTCGCTGCGGCCGTATCCCTGGGCGAGGGTCGCTTCCGTCTTTCCCGACTGATCCGCGGGCTAGGCGGCACCGAGGCCGAAATAGAAAACCATCACGCCGATGAAGACTTCGTCTTGCTCGACAGCGGGTCGATGCTGGAAATCGGCTCTGCTTTCTATGCGCCGTCCGCCCCAGTTGCCGTCTTTGCGCTGGGGCGAGATGATCTCGTACCCGTCTCTGCGGCAATCGCGTCACCGGGCCGGGCTTTGATGCCTTGGTCCCCGGTCAACCCGAGATGGAATTTTCTTGATGGTGGCGATCTTGAGATCATCTGGACCCGTCGATCCCGCGCAGGAACAATCTGGCCCGACCATGTCGAAGTACCACTGGCCGAGGAAGTCGAAAAATACCAGGTTGAACTGGCGCCGGTCGACGGTTCATCGGCCTTTGTTTTTATGGAGTCGCCGGAGGAGCGCGCGATCATTTCAGCGGCGCAGATACAGCCATTTGTTACAAATAATATCAATAATATCAACGTTAGAATCTTCCAGATAGGCGCCTCTGGTCGATCCGCCGCTCTGGCTTTTGAAGTTCCACTTTGA